ATCAATTCAAATGGTGTTATGAAAGATATTGATTATGGATTAACTGGAACTCAAACGACTAAGAGTGAACAAAAATGGTCAGAAAAAGACACCGCTAACCCTCTTGCTGATATCGAGAAAGCTATTGAAACAGTAACAGAGCGAGGTCACGTTCCTGAAGCCATCGTCTTAAACTCAAAAACTTTTGGCTATATCAAAAACGCAAAAGCAACCGTAAAAGCAATTAAACCACTTGCACCGGAAGGCTCAATTGTTACTAAAGCAGAATTAAAATCTTATCTTTCTGAAGAATTGGGATTAAATATCTTACTTAAAGATGGTGTGTTTGTTAATGACGCAGGTGAAAGCAAGAAGTATTTCCCTGATGGCGTAGTTACACTTGTACCTAATGGAAATCTTGGCTATACAGTATTCGGGACAACTCCAGAGCAGTCTGACCTTATGGGTGGCCAAGCAACTGATGCACAGGTATCTCTTGTAGAGACAGGTATTGCTGTTACAACTACTAAGACTACTGATCCTGTTAACGTACAGACTAAGGTTTCTATGATTGCTCTACCATCATTCGAGCGCTTAGATGAAGTACAGATTGTAACAAGTTCGGAAGTATCATTATAAAAGGAGGTAATCGTGGCTCTAGTAATTGAAGCTTTTAGAGATAAAGAGACTGGTTTTATTTATAAAGTCGGTGAAGAGTATAACGGTGCTAGAGTTGAGTTTTTGACTGGTAAAGGTGTTTTAAAAGCTACTGATACACAGTCAACAAACTTTAGCAATTTAAAAGTTGACGAGCTAAAGCGTGGACTTGATGAACTAGGTGTTAATTACGATTCTAAAGCTAAAAAAGCGGAATTGCTAGAGCTTTTAGAATCTCACACCGATTAATTTTTGGAGGTGTTTATGGAAAAGATAAACACGCAAACAATCATTAATAATGTAAAGCTTGATTTAGATATCAACGATACATTACAAGACAAACTATTGGAAATGTTGCTAAAAAGGATTACTGACCACTTTTCAGCAGAGTATGGCACTAATGAGATAGATAGTGCCTTTTCGTTTGTCCTTGAAGATTGTTTGATTGCTCGCTATAACAGGCGAGGTGCTGAACGGGCTAAGTCTGAGTCCGTGGAAGGAAGAGCTATCACTTATTACGACTTTTTAAACGAGTTTGAACCGTATGATTTAATGATTAAAAGTAAGCTTAATATTTCAAATCAAAAATCTAAAAAAGGTGGACTTTATTTTTTATGAGATATAACGATAGAGTTACTCTTTTAATTAAAGCTAACGGTGAACCTCGATATGATCCAACTCTTGGGAAACGTGTTGGAGGAGAAGTTAAAAAAGATGTCGTTCCGTGTAACATCTCGGAGCAAGGTATAGAACTATCTAATCTATTAGACGAGAAGTTAGACCTTGATAGACGCATTGTAAGGCTACGTCACAGCGTTAAGAAGGTGGATAGGGTTTTAATCAAAGATAAAGCTTATCGTGTTGTAACGAGCAGAAATAAAGCTTTATACGTTGAGGAGATTGTTAATGATTAACTTAACATTGGAAGGGGAACATGAGTTGCTATCTGCGTTAAAAAAAGAAGTTACTTTTGAAAACAAGCGCAAAGCTGTCAGAAAAAACGGTCGTAAGCTACATAAAAAAGCTGTTAAAAACGCAAATTTCAACGGTCATTATAAAAAAAGAAAAGGCGAGGAATATGTATTTGTTAAACCTACAGGAGCTACTAGAAGGTCTATTAAATTAGAGTTTAGTAATCAAAGTACAGTTGCTAAAGTGAAGGCTGGAACAAATTATTCCGGTTACTTGGAAACAGGTACACGATTAATGGAGGAGCAACCGTTTATGAAGCCAGCTCTTGATAGTGTCATTGACAACTTCATTAAAGATTTAGCGAGGGTTGAATGATGAAACAACCGGATCAACAATTGTTTGATGAGATTTTTAAAAGACTCACTGATATAGGATTGACTGTTTACGATTTCCTTCCACCGTTGGGTACAAAATACCCTTTTGTTGTGATGGGAGACACTCATATAATTCCTATGGCTACAAAAACGCAGTTAATAGGTAAGTGCTCAACGACTATCAATGTTTGGGGAGATGGAACAAATAGAAAAGTAGTAAGCGATATGATTGCTCAAATCATGTTGGAAGTCAGTAAGATTAGCCAAATTGATGGTAACAAATGGGCTATGGTAATGAACGAAAGCGATACTCAAATCTTAAAAGATAACAGTACAAACGAAAATCTTTATCATGGCATTTTAAATATTTATTTTAATTTTGTATAGGAGGAAATATGGTCACAAGTTCACCGATTTATGGGAAAGATAATATTTTGATGTTCCGTGTGCTTGGAGATAAGGCAGCTGCGGCTAAATTGTCTTTTCAGACAGAACATAAATGGAAATATAGTAGAAAAACAGATGCTAAAATCACAAAAGATGGTGCTATCAATTCTGACAAAGGGCTTGAGGTAACTTTGGAAATCAAAGGCGTGGCAAGTCGTGATGAATTGAATACGACACTAAAGAATGCTGTTTTAGAAGGTAAACAAATTGAAGTTTGGGATATTGACTTGAATAGCAATAACGATTCAGACGGGAAATATGATGCAGAATATGCTATTGGGCGATTGGGATCTTGGGAAGTCCCTTCCAATGTTGAGGAATTTTCTGAAATTTCCACAGAAATGGCTATCGATGGCAAACCAGTTAAAGGTAAAGCCACTCTTACAAAAGAACAGATTAAAGCTATTCAATATGTATTTAAAGATGTAACAAAAATTGATGAATCTTCCGTTTCTAGTCCGGGTTCTGTTCATAGCAGATAACATAGATTCTAAATAGCAAAATAACACTAGGGCTTTTAGCCCTTTTTATTTTTTAAGGAGCAAAAACAAAAAATGAAAGAAATTACAATTTCAGGAAAAAATTACCCATTAAACTTTGGCTTTGACTTTATTCGAGAAATGGATAAGCGCTTTTTTGTTGATAACAATGGCTTTAAGTTTGGTACAGGAGTTCAAACTGCAGTTATGCAGCTAGCTGCAAAAAATCCGCTTATTTTAGAAGATATTATTTTATCAGCTACACACACAGAATACTCAATCCCTAAAAAAGAAGATATTGAAAAGTGGGCTATAGAACAAGCAGAAAATGGAAAACTGGGAGAAGTTTTAGATGATTTTTTAACGATCTTGAAGAAAGCACCTCTTTTGAAAACACAAGTAAGCCCAATCTTAAAAGCTTTAGAGGAGGGTTAAATCAAAAAGATATAACAAGTTCTTCTCTTGAAACCTACAACGAGATTATTAGCAACATTTTTGGGTTGTTGGATGTGAAAGACTTTAATGTTGCTCGTCGTATGACAGTAAAAGAATACAATTTAAGGATTAAAGGTTATCTTTTAAAACGTTTAGAATCTGAAAGAGATATTTACTTAAGTGCTTTTGTTAATCGCAACGTTAAAGCTGCCAATTCTAAAGGCGAATATGTTTACCGTGAATTTGAAGAGTTTTACGATTATGAGAAACGGAAAAAGCAAGTATTGTCAGCATCGGTTGATAATACCATAAATCCTAAAATCATTGACAGAGCTAATAGAGTTAAGGAATTAAGAGAGAGAGGAGGTTTAAATGTCTAGTAGAGCATACACAGTACAAGCGATTTTAAAAGCAACAGATACTAATTTTACAAGCACTATGAACAAAGTTCAATCTGCTGCACAAGCTACTATTGATAAAATAAAATCAATAAAAGATAGCAACATATCTACGCTTGGGAAAATCGGCGAATATACGACTATGGTAGGTCAAGGGATGCAAAGTGTTGGGCGTAGCCTTTCAAAATACGTCACACTTCCAATAGTTGGGTTAGGAGTCGCTGCTGCAAAAACATTTGGAGATTTTGAATCTCAAATGAACAGAGTAAAAGCAATCTCTGGAGCTACCGGGGCAGATTTTGAAAAGTTAAGAAAACAAGCTATTGATCTTGGGGCATCGTCTGTTTTTAGTGCTAAGGAAGTTGCACAAGGTCAAGAAATGATGGCATCAGCAGGATTTAACGCAAATCAAATCTTAGCAGCTTCACCCGGAGTAATGTCTTTGGCTGCAGCATCTGGTGGAGATCTAGCTCTTGCCTCAGAAGCGGCAGCGACTGCGGTAAATATGTTTAGCTTGAACGCAAGTGAAGCCACTCATGTAGCCGATGTGTTCGCAAAAGCTGCAGCAGATACAAACTCAGAGGTTGCAGACATGGCGGAAGCGTTAAAATACGCAGGACCAGTTGCAGGAGCTATGGGAATTTCTATGGAAGAAACCGCAGCAGCAATAGGTATTATGTCAAACGCTGG